TCAAGGTATTATTCAGACAATATATATGTACAGAGTAGACAACTCGATATTGTTACAAATCACAAGAACGCGAGTGAGTTCTTGAAATCCCACTCAAAGACAGTGGTTCCTTCAAAATTGAAAGCAGGTCCAGTTGGAGCTGCCACATTAATGGTAGTGCCATCAGGCCACAAAACAGTGGTTCCAAGGGGGATGACAAGCCCGGAGAAGGCAGCGTAGTCCTCCTCGCTGCCAAGGTTCTCATTGAACGATAATGAGAAGGAAGGCGCAGCCACACCAGTGACTCCGCGCTTATCGACGTATGGGATTTGGTTCCCGACAGCCACAGCTCGCAGATCGAACTGGTAAATCGTGTCCACCGGGCCCTGAACCACGGACATCGTCGAAGGGAGCAGGGCAGGGACAACACTGCTACGCCAAGATCGCGCGGCCGTTCCAACACGCAGTAGGGTTGACCCAGCAGGGACAATGACGCCGGCATAATCCTCGAACATCTCGGTCGTCCACGACTCAGTCGTGACAGTGAAAGTGGTGACGGTGGTCGATTGGAAAGTTCCCATCCTAATGAAAGTGGCAATGTCCTCCTGCTTCAAGTCCATGGCATCCTCCGCGGCGGGCGTGAACACCACGGACACTGGGGCAATAAAGACACCAACAGGGGAGTGAGGGAAATAGGCCGATGAGATAGTCAGCTCGGGGACTCGATGCAAGTATGAGAACCGCAACTCGTCCGTCGCTGCTACATACGCCCCACAAGACGCAGTCGCATCAGGGGAAGTGGTCACCCCGAACACACGCCCATAATTAGTGAATGACACGGGGAGAACACTCTCGTTCTCAATAATCATAAACTTCATCGGCGACATGTAGTTCACCAGGAAAGTGAACAAAGATATGTTCCGCCCCGCGCAATTGACGAGCGGGACCCCCCGCTGGCTATTCTTCGCGCCAACGACATTGGTCCCAACTGATGGCGTGAGGTCCACACCGTCCGTTGTAGCATCAGGGGCAAACGTCAGAGCGGTGTCACCACGTGATGCAAACACGACGGAAACGCCTCCCTTCCATATTTTGAAAATGTTCGAATAATAATCAAAGTATGGGTTCTGCCTCAACAATCCTGTCACGCTAATATCGAATAGCGCAGATGGGTTGATGATGGATTTTGTGGAACGTTGGACAAGGTCATTAATCGAGCGGTAACGACCCCTGTTCTCAGGGGCTTGGACTACAGGCGATCCTGCAGGGGCAGCAACAACGCTGGTTACCGCCTCGTCGGACTGATCATTGGCCGGTGCATCCACAATGTCACCAGCCTGCAATTCGAAGTCCAACAAGGGCTTGGCAACGACAATGTCAGACATGCCAGCTCCGATCCATTTAACTTCAAAATTGTCGCCAGCTTTGAAGTAAATGTTGATGTCGATCTCATCAGTTACGGCAGGAGTATAAGTCAGGCGCGAAACAGCGCGCAAAGTCACCAGCCCAGTGGAGTACTCGGTTATGTTCCTGTCAGGAGGGATGGATCCATGGGGGATGCGCATCCACTCAAACATCGACGTGTAGGGAAGAACGACCTCAAACCTGTTGGTTTCGGCAGTCGTATCAAACACGTGGGCGTACTGACCGAGCGCGGCCTGTAACGAGTCGGGGGCTTCGGTCACACCAAAGTGGGTACACACAGCAACGCGTGCCGTGTTTATCGATGAGCCCAACATCTCAACGACCATAATTATGTCGCCCCTCCAAAACTCAAAGGGCAACGCCGCGAACTCCAGCAAATCTGGTTGGTAAGTCGCACCAGCCAACTGGTCCAGTATTTTCCGCACGGGCATAATCTCATACTGCGCGAGAATAGTCCCTGGTGAAGTGACACGCGACATCGTGACGGTCTCAGTCAACGACTCTTTCCCAAATATGTAATCGAAACCCATCTCGTCAAGGCTCGTACCCACATCAACTGGCTCCAAACAATCGCACTCGTCGGCGTACAAGCCAAGGACGGGCTTGTATCCCACATTCGCTGCAGTGGCGAGATCGGGCGCAAACCGTCGACGGACCGGCGGAGCCTCGATCCCGATATTGGGCTTGTCGAGACCACTCACTTTGTTCGAGGTCTTCCCTTCGAAATTGTGGCTGTCTCCGTGGCTAACATAAGTCGCACCAGCCGCCAATTTTATGTTGTTGTTGGTCACCTTGGACATCAACCCACCTTGTAGGATGATAGCATCCTTCGCGTTGTCAGTTGTCGGATCCAA